CCAAGTCGTGTAGTCCAGACCCGTTGGTCGAACTTTCGGTTTCCCGAAAGCCCGTCAGCGGTTGATCCTGGACCATGCTTCGGTACAAGCCGTCCATAGTAGATATCTCTATCTACCTGGGTAAAGACTCGGCCGAAAAGCAAATTCGACATTTCGACAAAATCAGCGATATCTCTATCGCTGACCGTCGAATCGAATTCACGGACGTCCTTCTCACACTCAACGTACCCACGTATAGCAGCTGCATTCCTTGCATCACTGCAAGGAAGCTCCATCTTACCAAACATCAGTGTTAACTGACGTAAGGCTTGAATGGAAGCTATACAAGGATCGTCGAGTAACACACCGCTCTTCCGGTCGAACACACGGGAGAAGAAACCTCCGAGAAATCGGGGGAGACTTCCACTTCGTTCTTTGCAAAACGAAGTGTGGATTCCCACCTCCCCTTGGTCAAGCCACTTTTGGGTAGCTTTTCCAAGGGAGGGTAGGGTTATCGTTAAAAACGATAACCCCTCATGTTCGACTCGAACCAGGACAGTATTAATGTCCTGGTTGGCGCTAGTGCAGCACAGGTTAGCAGATTCCTCTGCTAACCGGGACCAGAGTGACGTCAGGCTTTTCACTAGCCCTCCTATATAGGGGGTAACTAGATCCATAGCCTACGGCTCTCACAGTCAGTTAACACAATAGATATAATCCATTGTGTTAACGAAGGTAGAACGCCATTCCGCTACGATTTTATCGCTAGCGTGGATGCGTAACAAGTACTTCAATATCGCCGGAGGAGAGTTAGGATAATTGGCAGTTAGCCAAGAATCTGCGCTCTCGACCGACGCATGCCACGGGATATGAGTGAAAACCCAGATCTGAATCAAATCAGAGCTGAGTAACACCCGATCCCTAGGATGCGCTGACATTGGTACTTGTCACCTCCTAAATGACGTATAACCTTCGCGGTTACTGACACCATCGAGTGACTACCCTCTCGGGTAGTAAGCCTAGATTCTCTCTGACCTATCCCTTCCGGGAATCAGTGAAAGAGAAAATCGGTAAACCTTTGGACTCCAACGAACGAAACGACGATAAAAACCAGCGTTTTATAGCTGATTCTTATCTGAACGTTAAGTTCGTTTTGTCCATCGGTATCCTGGCCATCAGAGAGTAAGTTGATAGTCCTACCTAGGAACGAACGCCGAACAGTTATGTCCGGCGCCGTTCCTGGCGGATCGTCCCCTACTCCCTGATGCTCGCTACGACTCACCACCAAGAAGCTTGGTGATGAGCGCATCCGAAGTGGCGGTAAACAGGGTTTTGAATCCTGTATAAACCGCCAAGATCTCCGTATTCGTATAGCCCGCGGGCGGCAAGTCGAACACGACGTAATTCGCCATGTTCACCTTGACGTTATCCGAGGGCTTAAACGGATCGGCGGTCAACTTCGAATGATCGATCCGAAGCAGACGACGAACCCTACCCTGTTTTACCAGGGCGTGGTTCACCGAAAGCTTCACGAGTCCGTCAGCCGACGTGTAAGCCGACTCTGCCCCTTCCGCATAAGTTCTCGGAAGAGGAATTGTCGTCCCACTAATCGTGACGGACTGTGGATCGGTGAAAGCCATAGGCATCACTCCTAGGGCCCAGGTCTTGGGCCCCTATTGGCGTTTGGTGCAGGTAGTCCATCAATTACCGTAAACGGCTTAAGCCGAGAGCGGCAATTATGGCTTTCTGAGTATTATCCAAACTACTCAGATCTATGCCGAACCCAAAGGGCGTCGCCCTTCTCCTTAACTTCCTCTCGGAAGTTAACACTATCGGAGAAGGTTGACCGGAGAATTTTGTCCCGGCCCTAAGGCCGAGATCTCCGACATGAGTATAGGTGTCACGGACCACAGAGTGTTCCATGATATACCCATACTTAAGTACAAGACCATACTTCTGGTAGGCGGTGAGGTTATGAACTATATCCCCAGCGCTTGTAAACCAGTCGACGGCCCAGCTCCACGGCGCGATTGACCAAACAACGTCGGGTGTCAAATCAAGGCCTAAAACCTGCCTTGATTTGTTCAGGACGTCCCCGTATCGCCAACCAGGTAAACTGGCTGGCGGATGATACGTGAACATTCCTGAAAACCAACGTTGCTTTGTAGTCTCACGACTACGGACAATCTGGCCGTAATGTCCAGGTACGATTTGACCATTGTTCCACATAAACTGCAACGCCACATAACCAGGCGCTGCAGCATGTGCTACCGTGGAAACAACAGTCTCGTCGTACGAGGCTTCAGGCGAAAACGACATCTTCCGCCGGACACCCTTGCCTCCATCTCTAACAAACTGTTCATACAGTTTGTTAAAATGGTGGATACCATGGATAAAATCCTTGATATCCGATACAAGAGGTAACCAGCCGAATTGGAAGTTGAGATACTCGTCCCCTGCGTTTTTAGCAGAGAACGTTCTATCTCTCCAAAGGGTATGGCCTACTAAGTGAGGTAGACCGTCCCTAAAGGCTTCCAACAGCGCGACAGCACTATTCGCGACTGGATTCGTTGGGGCACATAGAGCTATAGCCTTCGTTCCCCATAAGCCAAGTTCCGTGTCACTGGAACTGGCATATGGAGGAAACGTCCAGCTATGATTCCACTCAGGAAATAACGGTCCTCTATAAGAGTACCGAAACTCCCGATCGGAATTCCCAAAAATGGGATCTCCGTCTTCCCATGGCCATTGAATGAACACTTCCCCCGTGTTAGCGGAGGAGGCCCATTGTTTGGACATGGTGAAGTCACCCCCCAAGTCTCCTTCGAAAGCATTATTCTTGCGATCGAAGAAGGCATGGTTCTCGGATACAGTTGTCTGTACCCCCTGAAGTCTTTCCCAGAACAGGCGATCGTTCCAGGTACGCCAAGGCGAAGGAGACGAGACGGCTAAGCCGCTCGACTTCCTCCGTAACTCAGCGTAACCTGAAGCTTTCGTGGGTGCCTCGAAAGGCACCACACGACGCTTTGTACTGGGCATGGACAAGAGCTCCTTTCGGTCCCGGGGAGTAAAACTCCCCAATCATCCTACCAACAATAGCTTACGCTACCATAGGTAAGAAGGATGAACTGCACTGCGCCGGGGCCCCCTCGCG